CCACCAGGCTCACCGCAACCGTCACCGGCACCAACGATCCCAGCCAGGCCGTCTCCTGGGACATCGCCGGCACCAGCGGACTACCGAAGAGCACCAACACCTTCGTCCGTGGAGACGGCGAACTATGGGTAGGCACGGACGAGCAGAACGATTGGCTGCTCCTGCGCGCAACCAGCATCACCGACCCGACCAAACAGGGCCTCCTGCGCGTCGGAATCGGCAAGAAGGCACCCGAGCCGGAGGCGGTCACCGCCATCAACATCAGCGGAAGCGCGACCGTCAAGGCCGGCACCACTTCCCCCTACACGGCCACCGTCACCGGAGACCCCAACAACGGAGTCGTGTGGACCCTCATCGGCGCACCGGACAACAACACCAATATCGACACCAACGGCCTCCTCACCGTGGCGGCATCCTGCCCGGCAGACACGAAGCTGACCGTCATGGCTGTCAGCCGACTCAAGCCGGACGTGACCAGCAAGATGCAGGTCACCGTCTCCGCCGCAAGCGGCGAATGACGACAACATCAACCAACAGGAGGGGGCGCGTTTGTCATGTGACGCGTCCCCTCCACTGATTTTCGGAGAATATGCAATGGCCTACCAGATGATCCGCGCATGGATACCAGGAACCAGAATCAGACTCGTCAGCGTCCCATGGGATGCACAATATCGCGATGTCGTCGAATGGGGAAGTGTGGCGGCTCGTGACCAGTGGTTCGACAATCTGACGGGAGACGGCTTCGAACAGCCGGCCGACAAATACACGTACTTACGCCCATTCGATCCAGTTGACATCGGCATGCCATTCAACCGGGTCAACCGGTACAACTACCTCATGGTGGACAATCCACCAATGGAAGGCGATACCACAAGACGCCTCTACTACTTCATCACCGGCATCGAATACCTGACACCGCAGACCACGAGGATCCGCCTCCAGCTCGACGTGTGGACCACATACGCGCCCACCACGAAATGGGGCCGCAGCTACATCGAACGCGGCCACCTGGGCATCGCGAACGGGAACGCCACCACCGACCCGAAATCACTGCGCGAATACCAGAGCGTCCCCGAAGACCTTGACGTTGGCGACGCCCTAGCAGTCAGCCATCAAAACGTGTGGGGCCTCTTCGCCCACGCGGCACCAGGAAGGGAGGCCGGCGTCATGTACATCGTCGTCTGCTCCGCAGACCTACAGGCGGATCCCGGAACTGTGGACAAGCCGAACCAGCAGACCGCAGTACCACGCTACTACGATTGGCTGCCGAACGGCTGCCAATACCTCGCATTGGACGCCGACGACTGGAGCAAATTCCTCTCCGCCGCCCGCGCCTATTCATGGATCAGCCGCAACATCCAGGCCATCTACTGCGTGCCAAAGGGCCTCACCAGATGGACACAGGCGGACTGGCAGCTCAACGCGAAATACGGAGGCGTCCATGCCTACACGCCATCGGACACGCTGCCATCCACCTTCGCGACCATCCACCCGATCACCGACATCATGAACGCCATACCGGAACGCTACCGGATCGTCAAGAAACTCCTCACCTACCCATATTCGGTGCTCGAACTGTCCGGATGCGACGGAGCCCCAGTATTCTACAAGCCGCAACTGCTCAACGGCCTGCAAACGAGCATCGAGTTCATCGGAAACGCGGTGCTCCCCTTCACACGATACGGATTCTATCTTCGAGGATACGGAGACAACGGGGCCGGCAATAAACAGGTGGACCACAATCCCATTCCCAACGGTCCAAGCACCGGACGAAGCATCCAATACTTCGGAGACACCCTGGATTCGGCCGTCTGGTTCGACAATTGGCCGCAATTCTCGATAGTGAACGACATGTACATCAACTATCTGGCCAACACCGCCTACACGCGCGCCTACTCCTACGAGTCGGCCGGATGGGCGCGCACCAAGGGAACCGCAGCGCTCGACATGCAGCGCAACGTCACGGAAAGCCAGCTTGCCACCAACCAGGCCAACCAGGACATCCAGAACCAGCTGACCGACCGAAGCCGCATCGCCGACCTCATCACAGGAGCGGCCGGAGTCCTCGGAACCGCAGCCACGGGCAACATCGGCGGAACAATCCAGGCCGGCCTGGGCCTCGGCGCGAACATGTACAAGAGCGTTATCGGACAGCAGGCGCAAAACCAGCAGTTCGCCAACAACCAGATGCAGGCCGGAATGGCATTGGACGCAAACCAGGCATACGGGCGCATGGCCACGCAAGGCGACTACCAGACCGCCATCAACGCCATCCAGGCGCAAGTCCAGCAGGCCCAGCTGACCCCGCCATCCACCAGCGGACAGCAGGGCGGAAACGGTCTAATGCTCGCCAACGGAGGCATCAACCTGAGATACCAGGTCAAAACCATGGTGCCGGGCGTCATGAGCATGATCGGCGACTACTTCCTCCGCTACGGCATCGCCATACACCGCTTCATCGAAATGCCAGAAAAACTCAATTGCATGACGCATTTCTCCTATTGGCGACTGTCCGAGGCGTATATCATTGACAGTGACGGCGACGAATCCAGCCGTGACACCATGCGTGGCATCATGCAGAAAGGCGTCACCATTTGGGACAAGCCGGAAAGCATAGGCCGCACAAGCCTTTACGACAACCAGCCGAAAACGGGGTACAGGTACTGATGAGCAACAAGAAAAGCCTGAGCGCGGTGGACCTACTGCCAGAAAACATCCTCATGGGAGGCCGAAGCTACGCGCACAAATGGCAGACGCTCGGCCTCAACATGCGCAGCTACCAGTATTGGATGTACAGGCTGCGCTGCGTGGCCATGAGCGCCTTCGAGTGGACAGGCCTCGACGACCTCGGCATAGACAGCCGATTCGTCGAATACTGCATGCTCAACTGTGGCATGGGAGGATTCTTCGAACTCCGAGAGGGCACCGGCTCCTACGCGTTCGCACAGGCCACACCGATGAGCAGATTGAATCTCTATTGGAATCCGAACAAGATAAAACTCATGCCGGCCAACGGCAGCATCGGCTGGACACGCCACGCATGGTATTGGGCCGAACGTCTCGGCACGCCGGGCGCGATAGTCCACAAGCCCAACGCCATCGTCCTCTGGGACAACATCGACCGAACGCCGATCTATCCACTCCTCGAATCCTTCGCTCGCCGCCTGGAGAACATCGACCGCAAAATAGACATCAACATCAACGCCCAGGCCACGCCCTATATCATGGACATCGACGAAAGGCAACGCCAGGACGCCATCAACCTCTACCAGCAGATCACCGGCAACGAGCCAATGATAATCGCGAACAAGAACCGCGCCGAACTCCTCCAGCCAAGCATCCTCAACCTCGAAGCACCGTTCGTGGCCGACAAGATGGACGACGAGCTCACGAAGATCTGGTATCGCGCCCTCACCATGCTCGGCGTGGACAACACCAACACCGAGAAACGCGAACGCATGATCGACGCGGAAGCCACCGCCAACAACGAGGACATCATGCTTATGCGACGGTCCAGGCTAGCCACACGACGCAGATTCTGCGAACAGGTCAACGAACGCTTCGGCCTGGACATCAGCGTCAAATACGGCGTACCGCACGAACGCGAAGGATCCACCGACGTGGACATGGGAGGATATGATGGCAATGATACCAACGGCGAATCCGATAACCTCGACGACGGAGGCGATGATGGTGATACCACCGAATGACGTGCCACTCATCCAGACCAGGATAAGCCCACGACTCAAGGAAGTGCTCGAATACGGTTACGATCTCAAACTCAACGACTACCAGCTCTATGATGAGGCTTTCCGCCCAATCCTCAACCAGAGGATCGTGGACCACTTCTACATTCGCGAGATAGGAGCCAGCACGATAGAGCAGTTCATCTTCTACCTCAACAGGACCATGCGAGAGGTCATGCCCGTCTACAATCCCGTCTTCAAACGTCTCGCCGATCCGGAGCTCGACCCGTTCGACAACCAGGACACCACCAGCGAATGGAAGCAGAACGGCCAGAACACCAGCAAGGACAGCAGCAGCGCCACCAACAACTCCAAGACCTTCAACAGCAACGCGCCGCAGATCAACATGAGCGGAAAGAACATGGAGGACTACTGGAACACGGGCGTGTTCGCCGACTCCGAAGGATCCACCACCACGGACGGGGCAAGCACAAGCCTCGCCGCCTACATCGGACGCACACACGGACTCACTGGAGCATCACAAGGCCAGGCATTGCGCGAATGGCTCGACCTCTATGTTAACCCGCTGTTAAGCCTCTTCGACGACCTCGAACCATGCTTCAGCCAACTATACACAACCGGATTCAACGGCTTTTAATTAAGGAGGACCAATGACCACCATATACGACCCAATCCACGGAAGGGCGCTGCTGCCAGGAAACGTCATACCGGAAGTCTTCGGCGAGGCGATCAGCTACGAGGACAAGATCATCGCACTCCTGAACTGGGTCCTCAACCAGGGCTACGTCACACAGGAACAATACGACGAGCTCGTGAAACAGATCGAAGCCCTCCGAGACGAATTCGACGAATTCAAGACATCCGGATTCGAAGACTACTACGAACAGCTCCTACGCGAATGGATCAACAGTAACTTCGCCGCAATCCTCGCCGAAGGAATCAAATCGGTCGTGTTCTTCGGGCTCACATTGGACGGCTATTTCACGGCATACATCCCGCAATCCTGGAGTGACATCATCTTCGATACCGGAGCCGTATACGGATCCGAGGAATACGGCCGACTCATCCTCTACTATCCATCCGCAAGCCCCGACGACCACGCGACACTACAGCCGTCCATCCCACAACCCGGAGAGCCGACCGAAAGCGAAGAACTGACAGCAGTGAAAAAAAAAGTAGCTAGAATTGAAAACACCTGCTACAACCCGATCTCCAAGGAGGAATAATAAAAATGGCGAGCAACATCGAAGCAGTCACCTACGGCAAGGAACTGCGCGAATCCGTCAAAGAATGCATGAAGAAACTCGACCAGGTGATCTCAGCCTTCAACGGCCTCAACATCCCCGACGTGAGCCAGTTGACCAGCGACGTGGCCACGTTGAAGACCGACATGGACAAAGTCAAGATCACCCTCTACACCCCGGTTACCAAGTCAGAAAGCTGAGATAAATGGCAACGAAACAATACATAGGAGCACGATACGTGCCGCTCTTCGCCGATCCCATCGACTGGGACAAGACGAAGACCTACGAACCACTCACCATCGTCTACTATCAGGGCAACAGCTACACCAGCCGCCAGAGCGTCCCCGCAGGCGTGGACGTCACCAACACGACCTATTGGGCGCTCACCGGCAACTACAATGCGCAAATCGAACAGTACCGCAAAGAAACAGCCTCGAAACTGTCCACCGTCACGACCGATGGCACGCTCAAGGGCGGCGGAACAAAAACTGATCCACTTAAGGTCCGTCTAAACCACAGCACGGTCATGTCCGACACCGGGAAAACCGTCTATCCTACCCTCATGCACAAGCAAGGCGACAGTGGCACGATTCTTGGAATCGGATTCAATGTCGGCGACGGCCTCGCATCCTACAACACCGAAAATCCCGACACCGGTTCCGGTCTCCGACTCGATCAGGACATCCAAACCTCCATCGAGCAGAGCGAGCAGAGCCTCGCCGCACTCGGTGCCGGCACCACGGACACCGCAGCCGCAGCAAAAAAAAAGTGGGATGATGCCGACACGAGATCACTGGAGCAAGCTGTTCAAATCAGCGAGCAAGCTGTTCAAATCAGCGGTATGACAAATGACATCACCACACTTCGGAAGCGCGTCACTTTGCTCGAAGGTCTCGATGAAAACATCCTCATCCTTGGTGATTCGATTTCCTACGGTACAGGATCCAGTGAACTAAGCAAATCATGGGCGAACCAACTTGCTGCCTACCGTGGCTGCACCGTGACCAATTTGGCCCAAAAAAACGCCGGCTATGTCAACGCGCCAACTTTTTTGTCTCAAGCACAAAGCTACGTCGGCGACAAAACGAGAATCACACGGGTCCTCATCGTCGGCGGAGCCAACGACAAGACTCATGTGGATGGTACCGACATCGACAGCACCATCACTACCGCCGTCACCAACACGATCACATGGATCCGGAATAATTACCCCAACGCACGCATCCAGACCATCCCCTGCCTCCTCGGATTCCTTCCACCGACCAGATACAATTCGAACATCTGGCCGGTCATCAGACGCATCCAAATCGCCAGCGGCAAGCTCGGCATCGAATGCATCCCGTATGCATGGGAATGGCTCGCCGGCAATCCAGCCTGGAGCGCGGACTACTCCATCCACCCCAATGACGAAGGAAGCCTAATCCTCCTGCACAACATCGCAAACGCGATCGATGGACAATCCATTCGAGCCGAATGGAGTAGCAAAATCTCCGGAGCGGACAATCACGGCACGATCACTCACGACGTCTTCCACGTCGCCGGAGGGGTCGTGAACGTCGCTTGTCAGATGACGGTAGTTAACAATCACGCTGCCTACGACAATTTTGCGCGCATGCCTTATGCCGCATCGCAGAGCATGAATTTCTATATCACCAACTCCGTGGAGAAACTGTTATACGTGCATAAAAATGATGACACGCATACTGCGGACGTGTCTTGCACATCCGCTCTGGCGAACAACACAGAAATCTACTTCACCTTCGTAAAGGCGTTGGATTCCTGAAATGGCGTTAACGGACAGTCAGAAGCTTTATGCGATGTACGTGATTGGAGAAGTCGAATCACACTGGAACTGGGGTAGCGTGAACTATAGCGATCCGATCACTCTTGGCATGATGCAATGGTACGGCACTCGTGCCGCCGCACTGCTCAACCGATGCAAAAACGAGGACGCGGAGGGATACGCACTATTGGCCGACACCCTCCGCGCCAGCGTGGACGCACACGCGGCCACAGACTCATGGTGGACCACACGATACGTCACCCGCACAGAAGGAAACTCGTGGACCACGGCCGCTCAACGGAGCCAGATCCACCGGATCCAGCAAAACCAGTTCATCCAGGACGACGTGCCAGCCTACGTGCGCGTGCTCACGTCCTGGGGACTCTCCGAAGACAATGTGAAAACGCTGATCTTCGCCATGAGTATGTACCATCAGTCACCACGACAATGCGGACGAGTCGTGGCCACGGTAGGCAACAGCGACCTAGACACCATATGGCGCGCATGCCTCAACGACGGCATCTTGGGACAATACGCAAACCGGTACAACACCGTGCATGACAGGCTCAAAGCCTGGGACGGCACCAGCGAGCCGCCCGACTTCGGACAATCCACCGACCCAGACACGAAACCTGGCGGGGACGCAGGAGGAAGCGGTGGCACCGTCACCCAGCAGTCCGGAGTCTACCGCATCGAACGCAACGGCGGCAACCTCATACTCTTCAACAAGGAGTTCCCCAACGGACTCGTCTGCGTGCGCGCCAACGGCGGCAACTGGTACCCCGTCGCCAACAGTTCGGGAGCTCCAGACGCGCCTAACACGCCATCCGCCCCATCAAGTGACTTTACGGAGATGTTCAAACTATGGCAGGACAATGCGAACAAATGGGCCTACGGGCAAGGGGCCGGACGACTCAACCCGCCCTCATCCGGCTACTCCGACTGCTCAGCCTGCATATGGTGGGCCATCAACAGCATCCGGCCGGACCTCGCCAAGAACATCGGCACATGGACCGGTGCCATGGTCAACTCCGGAACCGAAATAGCCAGGGGAGGGCCAACCACCGCATGGCCGTCCGACAAAGTCCAGCCGGGCGATATTCTGCTCATCGAATGGGGGTACACCAATTGGTCCTTCAACGACGGCAGCTCGCATGTGGAATGGATCACCGACAAGGACCACCTCTGGGGAGCAGGCGCGGCACCACTCCCGCATGACAGCGGCAGCGCAAGCGCGTACATCAAGAACACGGGGTGCTGGATGATAAGGAGGATCATATGACTACCGGACAAAAAGGCATCCCCGTATCCGCCCGCTGGGACCCCAGCGGCCTCTTCGGAAGTCCAAGCCCCGTCAACATGGTCATCGGCGCACGATCCCTCGGCAAGACCTTCGGCATAGTCAAAAGGGCCATCCGCAACCACATCAAGAACGGCGAGCAATTCGTCTATCTGCGCCGCACCGACAAGGAAATCACACGAATGCTCGGTGTGAGCGACTTCCTCGCACCATTCGCCGAATACTTTCCGGAATGGGAGATGAGGATACGCGGCCGCGTCATGGAAATGCGGCAGAAAGGCACAGAAGACAAATGGAGCACCATCGGCGTGTTCGTCCCACTTTCCGCCGCCGCATCATACAAGTCCAGCGCGCTTCCAAAAGTCTCCATAATCTTCTTCGACGAATTCATTTCGGAACGCGGCATGTACTGGCCCGACGAAGTGGACTCGCTCATGGGATTCTGGGAGACCGTGGACCGCCGCAACGACCGCACCCGAATCTACATGGCGGCCAACGCCGCCGACGTCGTTAACCCGTATTTTGCTGAGTGGGATCTCACATTGCCGACAAAAGGCAAGACCAAAACGTATCCTCACAACGATTCGAGCATCACGATCCAATACGCAGACGACGCGGAATTCAAGAAATACGCGAGCCGCACCAACATCGGCCGCTTCACCGCAGGCACCAACTACTCACGATACGCACAGGACAACGAATTCCTCACAGACACCGAAGCGCTCATCGGCACCAAGACAAGCGCCTCGCTCTTCCGCTGCGAACTCGGATTCAACCGTAAGAACTACGGAATCTGGTACGACATGCAGGAGGGCAACTGGTATATCAACGGCCAGATCCCAAAGGACGACGGACGAGAATCCTACGCGCTCCTTCGTCGTGACCTCAAACCAAACACCATTCTGCTGGAACGGGCCAGCCCAGTGCTCAAAACACTCAAAAGAGGCATCCAACAAGGCTACGTGTTATTCGACACAGTGGCGCGCCGCGAGAGCTTCCTTAAGAGCATGGGACTACTCGGCATGCGATAATGATAACGAAAACCAACATCAAAAAGGAAAGGACAAAAAATGAGCCCAGCGGAATTATGCGCGCTCGGCATCACCTCCATCCTCATCGCGATGGACTATATTAGCGGAATCGCGGCGGCAGCAAGTCGAGGAGATCTTCAATCAAGCAAGATGCGCGAGGGACTCTGGCACAAGCTCGGAGAGGTAGGGGCGATCCTCCTCGCCTATCTCGTCGCCGCGGAAGGTCACTACATCGGACTGCCATACCAGATCGATCTCCTCATTCCAGCGGTCATCATCTGGATCAGCGTCATGGAAATCACGTCGATCCTCGAAAACCTCACGCTCCTCAACCCCGACCTCGCCAGCGCCGGATTCCTCCGGATCTTCCGCCGCACCGACGACACCGACGACACCGACGACAGCGAAGATAATAAGCATGGAAATTAAATGGATAGGATCACCGAACCACTACACGGGACGGAACGGCTACAACGTCACACACATCACCCTGCATATCATGGTCGGCCACCTCACCGGAACCGATAGCGTCTTCACAAACTCCGGATCACAGGCCAGCGCACACTACGGCATCGGAGCAGACGGCAGTATCCACCAATACGTGCGCGAAAGCGACGGCAGTTGGAGCGACGCAAATTATGCGAGCAATAACAGCACTATCAGCATCGAACACGAAGGCGGCATGTCCGGAGTGCCATGCACCCAGGCGTGCATGGACGCATCGGCACGCTTATGCGCCGACATAGCCCGCCGATACGGTTGGACGCGACTCTGGCACGACGGACTTAACGGCAATATCTGGCTGCACCGCGAAGTGCCCGGCACCGACCACTACGGGTGCCCAGACAGGACAGTTAACGGCCTGGATGTAGAATATGTAATCAATAAGGCCAACGAAATACTAGGAGGTAACGACATGACAAGCGCCCAAGACGTTTGGAATTATCCGATCGGAGCCGAAGGCACACCAGGTAAAGACAATCAACCCGCGTGGAACAGGCTCAGCTGGATCCACAAAGACACCTCACGCCTCTACGCGGTCTTAGGGCGCACCGACGATGGCGGCACCAAAGACGGCAGCAAGGGCGATATCTATACCCGTATCTGCTTCATTGACCAGCGAGTACGAGCAATGAGCGCCACCGTAGCCGCACAGGCCGCCGCCATCGAAGCACTCAGTAAGGCGGTTGGTGCTAACCCCACCGACATCGCAAAAACAGTCGAAACCGCGGTCAAAGCAAAGCTTGACAACCTGCAAATCACAGTGACAGACAAACAGTAGGACGGCAACAGTAAAAGCCACAGCAACAGCCCCTTTTCCCGGCTACGGCCGGGAGAGGGGCTTTCTCATGACTGGCGCGACTTGCGGACGTTAGCACATTGTGCTACCTTGGGGTGTGTCAACCACAGAAAGGATCAATGATGGCCGACATGAAAACCATATTCAGAGGCGCGAAAATCACGAACACTGTAGGCGAAACGCTGCGGATCATCCCGATGGAAGGCCAAGGATACGGAGTCTACAAGGAGACGAACACCCTGGCCGTCTTCCCGCATTTCGAAGACGCGGTAGCCTTCGCCAACCAATACGGCATTAACTACTGAGGTGCAGATATGATCGTCACAACCGCGCATCTCGTCAACGACCACAGGATAGTCATGGACATCCAATACTCCAACTACGACCGCCTCTACTACGTCTCGTTCGGCGCGCAATGCATCAAACGCACGGAAGACTTCTTCGAAGCGATCGAAGCCGCACGAACATACCGGATCCGCCCATGAACGACTTCAGCGCCAACCTCCGGACAATCCGCCAGACGCGCAAGCTCACACAAGCGAATCTCGCCACCTACCTCGGAGTCAGCCTCAGCTGCATCCAAAAATGGGAGCAGGGGCAACGGACGCCAAAAAAGCTCACCCAGGACGCGATAACACAGAAACTAAGGAGAATCACATGCACATTATGAAAAAAGCCGTCAGCGCCGAAATATTCATACCCTTGGAAGCCAAAACATGCCAACCGAGCAGACTGTTCATCAACGGCTTCCCCATAGCGTCCTTCCCCTCGCATGAGGCAGTCGCCAACCTCCCAGCACTCCTCGACAAGATGGAGATGCTGGCCGGCTACCACCGCTGTGGCTGCTGGACCAAAGCCGAGACGGTAAGTTTCCCCGGACAGGAGTACATAGCCGAACAGCAAACATGG